TTAGGCTGCTATACCTGACACCTCATCCGGCTTCGTGTACAGCATCATGTCTGTATATTTAGCTTGATAGTTTACGCTTGCACTAAACTCCACTTTCCTGCATTCCTTGAATGGGCTGCCGACAAATGGGTTTCGGTCCATCCAGTCGCACAGTTCTAAAATGGAGGACTTGTTCGAGGTGAAGTACACGAACGAATGCCCTTTCAGAACGGTTAGTACATCCAGATAGTCAGCCAGACGCCAGAACATCTTGTAAGTACCCACCTCGGTGGAGAGGTACGGCGGATCAACCAGGAACACCACACCCGGAACATCTTTGTAACGTTTGAATACTTCCTTGTAGTCTTCGCTGGTTATAGTCAGTCCTTCCAGATAATCCTTTGCTTCGGGATAGTCTGTCTGCCGAATCCTATTGTAGATGGCTTCTTTCTTCATTCCTTCCAAACTGGTCACATATTTCATGGCGAACAACAAGGATGCGGAAACCGTGATATAATCCACGTAACCGTGCTCTTTTTCTTCCCTCTCAATACGAGCAAACATTTTATCGCGAACCTCCCCGGTTATACGTTTGTTTCTGGGTTCCCCTTCAGCTATCCGACGCAAATCGGATAACAGCACATTGGTGGCCGGGATATTTACAAGTCGGCAGCGGTAGTTGTCGAAGTCATTATACACAACGGTGGCATCAGGCCTGACACATTTGGTAATATGTGACAGCAGGCCCGAGCCGCCAAACAAGTCCACAAACACGGTGCTGTCCGGGAACTGTCCCAGCACCTTGATAAATTCCCTCGCAAACATGCGTTTCTGCCCCACGAAAGGAAGCGGGGCGGACAAATACATCTTTCTCATTTCATTCTGCTTTAAAACGGCCGCAAAGGTCCACAGAATAAACGAAAAACAGCGGGAAACATGAACTGTTCCCGCTGCAAGACATATACAGCAAACTACACGTTCAACCCGAAGCGGACCGTCTCGTCACCGGCGATCAGCGCACGGGTGCCCGGGATATTATTCTCGTAGATATGTACATTGCCCAGATAGAGAGTGATCGACTTCAAGGGAAGTTCTATCTGCCGCGCCATCAGGTACAGGTGGTAAATATCGGAAGGTAGCCCGAGGTTTGCGTCACTGCTGCGCTGGTAGGCGGACAGAACCAGTTCACCGCCATCTAACTGGAACTGTACCAGACTCAAACAGGGTGCCTGGTTGCTCTCGGCACCGGTTTCGCCCAGAAAAAGCACGTAGTTCTTGCTGTTGCGCCTCTCCCGGTTAATTTTCGCTATCAACGGAGGCAGCTTCTCGAAATAGGTCGGGTAACTGTTCACCAGGATGGAGCCGCAATAGTCCCACCAGTTGATGCCGGCCTCCCGGTACTTCTCCACGTTGCGCTCACCCTGCATAAATAACTGCAACTCGCTGCGGAGCTTCTTGCGGGCGATATTATGCCCCTCGAATATGTCAAGCAGGTCCGCCGGTGTCAGTGACAGCTGCTCGTTCAGAAGGTATTGTATATTTCCCTTCTTGTTGGTCTGTGTTTTTCCCGTGGCAAGAATCTTGTCCAGGATACGGTAATACTTGTTCATAGCCATTTCCTCCTTCTAAATTTGAAACACCCTAAAGATAAGGGGAAACGGCACTCCCTACGACATAAAACAACCCGTTCACACTGCAAGCGTCTTGCAGTCGCTCTGGAATCGTTTCACCAAGGCATAAACCTTGCGTTCGCTCACCGAATACTTTTCGGACAATACGGCCACAGCATACGAGACTTTTTCACCTTGATCGAGTAGGCGGGTATAGTCCGCGTACAGGTCGATATACCGGGCATCTTCCAGACGGATGCCGGCCGCCTGAAGCCTTTTCAACAGCTCCCGGTTAAAGTTTAATATCTCAATCACTTTCATACAACAAAAAAATTATATCTTTGCATCGCCAATCATTTTTTAGACAACAAAAAAAACGTCAAACCGTGACAGAGGGTATTTGCCCCCGGTCGCGCGGTTTGGCGTTTCATGTTTATAAAAGTGATTGGCGTTACTTTTTAACAGGCCGGGGGCTTTTTTCTTATCCTCCCCCGAAGGATTTATTCCACCCGGTACTTCTCCGGATCAAAAGCGTCTTTCTTCCTCCAGCCGTCAGACAGCGTGTCCTGAACATGCTTCATGGCTTTCGTGTAGAAATCGGTCAGTTCCTCCAGTGTGACGAACTCCCGATATTGGGGAACCTCATCCGTACCGAACTTGAATGTCACGGGAAGCGTAGCACCACCAGTCTGTACGGCCAGATCATACGCTGCCTTATAATTGAACTGGTTTTCACTTGACAGCCATACCGGCATACCTTCATAGAGAAAACCGGAAAGTATCTCACGGTCAATTTGCTCATTACACCAGTCTGTAATGACGGACTTTATAGTATCCATGTGAGGTCTGCCGACAAAGCCTTCCTCCATGTAGGAGGCGGATCCGTCCTCACGTTCCTGTACATCCCAGCGGATGCGCCATCTGTTGCGTGCCGGGCTCACGCACTCGATCAGTTTTATCCCGGATGTTCCTTCTACCCGTTTCATGTAAATATGTATTTAGTTCGACCCTTGCCGAAGGTTTCCGTCTTGATGGTGGTCTCGAACGGGAAGCCGTCGGGCATATCCTTCACTTGCAAGAGGATGTTCTTCATCTCCTCGCTGTTGGTAAAGAACTTTTTCGGTTCACCGTTCATCTCAATGGCCACGATACAGCGGTCCTCGCCCTGTTCGGTCTTGATGCCCGTCTCGAAGTCCTTCACCACAATCGGTAAGTTCACCAGCTCCCGGATGCTTACCACCACCCCGGGAAAACGTTTCTTGCCGTCCTCCGGCTTGTAGGAAACGTTCAAGTCTTTAAATGATCTCATGTCTTTGCCTGTTAATTTTTTAAACAACGTATGACAGTCGGCGTGCTTGGCCATCCCGTAGAACGACGCTATCAGCTCACGCCTCCTCCTTCTCGATTTTACCTCGTGCATTTTTCGAGCGAACTTCTGCTTGATGCGCTTGCGAAGGCGGACATGGTCCGCACCGAAAGTCACATACCCCAGAAAGTCGATGCCCTCGCCCGGCGGGAACACGCGCTCGTTCCCCTTCACCAGGAGACCGGCACACTCCATGCGCCCGTGGACGGCATCACGAATCTTCCACAGTTCCGCTTTCGTTTTACCCAGTACGACGCCGTCATCACAATAGCGGTAGAAATGACGCACGGCATACCTGTCCTTCAGATAATGGTCCAGATACACAGACAAAAGCAAATTGCCCAGCCCCTGCGAGCTGCGCAGGCCGATACTCAGACCTTCAGGCATCAGGCGGATAAAGCTCTCCAGCATGGTCACGAGCTTTGCGTCCTTGAACACCCGGCTGACGCAATACATCACAAAATCCTGCTTCACGCTCTCGTAGAATTTGGTGATGTCAAACTTGTAACAGTAACGTGTACCATCAGGGTCTTCGGCCATGTCACGGCGGACATACGCCAGGAGGTCGTGCATCCCCCGTCTCTTGATACTGGCGGAGGTGGTACGGATGAAACGTTTCCGCAGATGGCGGTCCACCACCGCCATGATGGCATGCACGGCGATGCGGTCCTTCATCGGGATCACCTGAATGCGGCGTAGCTTGCCGCCCTCGATGATCTCGCGTTCACGGTAGTCCTTCACGCGGAAAGTACCGGATGCGATCTGCGCGACCAGCTCCTCCAACACCTCGGGCTTATGCGCGAGCAGATAGCACCCCTGGCGGCTGCGTTTACGCTTGCTGCCGCGAAGGACCTGCCGGAAGGAAGCCTCCATGTTGGAAGGCTCCACGATCTCCTCGATGATATACCCAACCCTGCGCATAAATTACTGTTTATTGCTTTTAATACGGGGCCTTCAATCCCCCGGGCCCGGCTTCTTCGAACCGTTTCCGGCCTACCAAACCCTACCCGACACTTTATTTTTCAGTTTTCCGGCCCTTACGGACCGCTGTTACTGCGGCTTGCCCCCCTCGGCACCACGGTGGGGACAAGTCCCCGGTGTTGTACGCCGATTAAAATTTCCTTTCGATTGTTGTTCAGACGAGAACCGATGTTCGTGTTCGTATTCGAGGAATCGTTGTTCGCATTCGACATCGAAACACCGCCATTCGGGTTCGCGTTGTTGTTGCCACGATAGACCACACGGCCTATGGGGAGGCGCCACCTTTCAAATGCAAAAGTACTATTTTCAAATTATTATTTAACAAACAGATACAAAACCTGACGTCAAAAAAATATTTTTCGACGGGCTGACGCCCGTAATGAACGGCGTTCCCCTGCTCGGGGAACACCGGATGTTTTGTCGCTTCGCTCCCGCTTTGACGCTTTACGCGGCCGATCATGCAACCTCGCTTATCGCTTTAAACGCCACGGCGCTCGACGCCTTAACGAGCCGGCCGCGGAAGGCCAGACGAGAACCGATGCTCGTATCCGTATACGAGGAATCGTAGCTCGCATGCGACATCGAAACACCGCCATACGGGTACGCGCTGTTGTTGCCACGATAGACCACACGGCTGGAGGCAGTGGATATGTAGTAGATGTCGCAGTAATTTGTCGAGGAGGAACCCGAAACGGAACCCACCGGAATCACGTCCATATATTTGCCATGCGCCACGGCGGTAATCCAGATACCGGAGCTCACGGAACCCTTAACCAGGCGGGTACTGCCGTCAGGCATCCAGATGCGCCACTTCCCGGAATTGCCCGTGTCATTAGGAAGATCCACGCCGTCCATCATGTCATATTTATGACCATAGATGTCCTCGTAGCCAAGGCAGCAAATATTATTCACCTGCGTAACCGTGGCCCCGCCGTAGTCATCCTTCTCACGGTACCACGCATACTGGTGGACGGAGTTTTCTATCAGGCTGTTCGTCACATTAGGGTTGATTGAGGAGGCTTCCTCGTAGCCGATCGTGTCCGTCATACCGCGGCTGGCAGTACCACCCGTAGTACGGTTGTTCGTGTGAGAGCCCGCGCCGCATTGTTCCTGGCTGTCACGACGACCGTACTTCGCGTAGAAAAGATTCGCGATGCGCGAGTGCATAAGGGCATCAATCTGCTGCATACCGCGCTGGACACTGTAATAGTGGAAATCAGCCCAGGTCATGCTCGCCGTAGTGCTCCCGCCGGTAATGCAGGCGCGAAGTTTGGAACCGACAACACTGCTGCCCACAACGGCACACAAGTGCTCGTCATTAGGCACCCATTCGGGTTCCATATCCTCGATCCTGTCACTGTTAGAAAGGACAACCTTATCGAACTCTGCCGTGTTCAGAATGGAGAAGTGAAGAGCAGTGGCACCCTCCGGAACATCGGCAATCAGGTACATACCGGCCTCGAACTTGTTGCTCAAGGTAGGGACGACGATTGAACTGATGACCGTGCCGGAATCGTCTGTGAAAATGCTTCCGACAAGGCTTGTACCGGGAACGCTCGGGAAACGCACACGCTTGTAACCGTCCACGTTCACCTTGCATACCGAATACGTACTGTCAGTACTGTAGCTGTTCGAAAGCGTATCCTTTCCGCTCATGATCTTACGACCGGAAAGATAACCGCCACTCGTGCCCTTAATGTCGTCAAGCGTAAGGACGTCAGCATCCGGAACGGAAGGCATGTTATCCGAACCGTTACTGCTGTAACAGGAGTAATGCTTGCCGTTCAGGTAATCATTGATACCCTTGCTCCAGAAGAAGGGCTCGTACATCATCCAGTCACCTTCAGTGCCGTCCAGTCTGGCAGCCGTGCCGTCGGCGTACTTGTTGCTGTCCGTGTCGTCCAGCGGGTAGTAGGTCATCTCACCGTCCAGGTTGTTCACCGTGGTATCAACGTTCGCCATGTTCACACCCCGCGTCGTCGCTTTTTTAGTCACTTTAGCAAGTACACGGTGACGCTGCTTCAGGATGGCGGAAATATGACCGCTCACCTCATACGCGTTGTCATACTTGTAGCCGGTACCGTTGTCAAGGTTGCTCACGTTCGCGTCATCCGATACCTCGTCGTCGAACTCGATCATCGTGTATTCCGGCTGCCGGATATTCAGTTCCGGGAAGTGCGCCTTCAGAGCGCTGTACGTATCGTCATCAATGTAGCGCGTGAGCTGTACCGTACCCACCAAGGCGCACGTGTCCGTAGTGTTGCCATCGGAATCCACACCGCCCATCCCGACAAACTTATCCAGCCACGTACCGTCATCCTCGCGGTCAATACCGGTTACTCTGATACGTTCCACACCCGTGCAACGGCCCAGCAGGGTTTCCCAGTCAATACCTGGACAACTGTCAAAGATGAAGGTCTTCACCTTGCTGTAGCTTTCCAATGTCAGCCCGCCGGTGGTCAGTCTGCCCAGATATTCCAGACGGAGGCTGGTCAGTGTACCGGGAAGGTGGAGCAGCGTCACGGGAGAACCCTTGGCTAGCACCACGCTCTGCACCTGCGTACCGCGGGCCTCAAGTTCTTCCAGCTTGGTCTGCGCACTCAAATCCAGCTCGGTACTGGTACTTCCCCCGGTTTTCGCCTGTGCCTGGTTACGAAGGTTGAGTTTACGTAGCTGCTTGCAGTTGCCGATGTTCAACCACCAGCCGGTACTGCCGTTGCCGGAACTTTGAAGGTTCAGTTCGCGCAGCACGGTACATTTGCCCAGGTCGAAAGCGTTTTTCAGGTGGTCGGCGGCCCCGCTCATATCCAGCACCTTCATACGGCTCGCGCCATAAACCCTCAAGGGATCGTTCACCGTATAGGCACCGGTGATGGAAAGGCTCGCAGCCGCATCTTTCTTGATGATGCCGGTATTCCCTATATTCGGGCTGTTGTTCGTACCGTAGCCGAAAGCATAAACCTCGTTGGCCGTAATCTTCAGCACGTCGGGGGTGTCAGCAGCCGTACGTGCCAGATAGAGGTCGATGTTGTCACTGGTGAAATTGCTCGTGCCGTACTTAGCATCCAGAAGGGCGAAACGATTACGCACGAAATATTCACGGTGCGCACGGTTACTGCCCTGAAGGGCGTAGATGAACGGCCACACCTTGCCGTACATCTCCTGCGTGGCGGGCAGGATGTACTTCAGCTCGCCGCTCTTGTTATAGGCACGGTCGCACCAGTTGCCCGCCTGCTCCACGTTCAGCATGTCCAGGACACGGCTGGTGGTAAGTACACCGCGAAGAGCCTGCGCCTGTGTCTTCAGGTCAGCGTCCAGGTTGGCCAGAACGAGGTTCCAAAGCCAGCTGTCACGGCCTTCAAAGGCATATTTCCCGGCCTCGGCGTCATAAGTGTCGCGGTCGGTGGTGTAGTCATACACCAGGAAACAGTCGTTACGTTTTCCCATCTGGGTATCACCGTCGTAGTAGGTGATGTACCATATCAGGCCGTCCCACGTGCGCAGCATCATGTTCTTCGCACGCTGGTCAACGGCAAGGAAATAGTCCGTCCAGAGGTAATACGTCAGCAGGAAAGCCTTGTCGAAATAGTCACTTATCTCGTCCCTGAACTTCTCGCTCTTAAAAGTGGAGAGGTCGGCGCTCGTCGCACCGTCCGGAACACACGAGCGTATCCATGCGTACAGCCGTTTCACGGCCGTACGCTGCGACTCGTCAAGGCCCGCCCATTTCACATCATCCGGAACGTTGGTCTCGGCACCGGCATCAAACACCTCCTCCAGATGAGCGTCACTTGTGGTCTTGAAAAGGCACATGGCCTCGGTATTGTTCAGCATTTCCAGAGTGAGGGGACAGGCAGGATCGTAACCCTCCACGCCACTAAGGCCGAACAGGTCGCCGCTCTTGCTTTTCTCGTTGTTGAAGTTGTATTGCCCCACATAGTTGTTCTCGCCGTCCTCCGCAGCCGCCACAAACATGTCGATAGGCACACCGTCGATAGCGGTACGCACGGTGACCGCGTTCAAATCGCTGCCGCCCGTCTCGTACTGGTAACGCTGCGGAGGGGTGAGAAGCCCCATCTCCTTCAGCACGTCGTTGAACAGTTTGGCACCGCCTGTGTTCAGCGACATGGACGAGTCGGAATAATCACTCTTCAGACAGATCAGGTTCATGGCGATGCCACCGGGACGGACGGGATATTTCTTTTCCGCCTGCTCCTTGCCGCCAACGGTGAAGCTAAGGTTCGTGCCGCCCTTGCTGATATAGATACGGATGTTCTTGCTCGGATATTTCGTGGAACTGGTACCCTGAATACGGATATAACAGTCACGAAGCACGAAGTCGTATTCGGATCCGAAAGGGGAGTAATAGAAGATATCCGCCGAAAAGTCCGTCTTCTTGTTGTTCTCGGCATACACGTCATCGAGCTTGTTCTGGCGCACGATACGCAGCACCCCCTTGCCCTTGGCACGCAGCTTGTCCATATCCACAGTGTCGGTATCACCCAGGATATCGTTCTCCTCATACAGCGCGATCATCTCCTCACCGTCCGCACTGTCCACCATCCGGTTCTCCAGTTCCTCGTCGTCACTCAACCGGCGGGTATAGATACGCACGCTCTTTACCTCCACGTCCGCCCCGGCGCTGTCAATGGTGATATATTTCGGATTGTCCTGGCGGAAGCTGAAGGCGTTGTCGTAGATGTCGGCACCGGTACGGTTGCCGTCCACATAAAGCTCCATCAGACGGCTCTCATTGCGGGTACCCACCATGAGGGCCACCTTGATCCACCGGTCTTCCACATAATTCGTGCCCAGCTTGATCTCACGCTCCACCAGCTCGTCGTCCTCGTTGGTATAGGACACTTTCTCACCGGTCTTGAAACTCGCTTCCGAAGGGGTGATATAAAGCCCCTTGCCACTGTCGAGACAGTCCACAACTGCGGTATCGCTGTCAGTGGGATTGCTTACCCGGAGGGTCAGTTCAATGGTCAGCCCCGTACTTTTCACATCGGTGGCAAAGGGCCGGTAGCCGATGACGGCTTTCGCACCGTTGGTCAGCTTCAGCGCCTCACCCGTCCAGCCGTTGCTGCTCCAGTCAAAACCCTCGAACGTGGTCTCCACGCCGTTCGACTCCCATGTTCCGGGGTTACTCTCCCCGTTGCTGCGGCCCGCCGCGTCAAGCTTGACCGCCAGGCCGTAGGTGGCCTCGCTGATATCGATACCGCTCTCACCCACGTCGATGCGCAAAGTGTACCCGGTCGGACCGGCTTTCAGGACAAGCGTCTGCGTGCCTTCCTCGGTAAACCGGTTACTGTAGGTCATCATGCTGCGGGGAGCGCTCACGGTACTGCTCTTGACGCCGTTTTTCCAGAACTCCACTTCAGCGGGCACACGGTCGGGATCATAGGCCACCCAGTCGAAAGTGAGCTTCTCGTAGCGGCCGGCTTCAAGGACCGGCTCCAGATGCTCGTCCCGTCCGAGGACATGCCCGTCGGCATGAATGAGCTTCAAACCGATGAAGGGCGCGCCGGTTCCGGCCTTCAGCAGGTCGATATGGATGCTCTCGCTTTTCAGCGTGAGGTCGTCAGTTTCCATCTCGGCCACCAGCTGGGCGGTATGCCGCCCCACGGACAGGCCGGTCATGGAAACCTCGAAACTGCCGTTCGTCGTGCCGCTGCGGGTGACCGTATGCGCGTTCTGCTGTACACCGTCCACGTACAGGCTGACGGTTTTCGTGCCGGTACCGCTCACGGCGTAGGGTATACTCGCGGAATCATAGGTACCGTAACCGCCGTTCTGGATGGTGGCCGCCAGGTTGTAACCGCAGGAAAGGGACAG